GTTGAGGAAGGCTCTTTGTAAGGCAGGGGAATAATAGCCTTAGAGAGATCCATTCCAGTTGCTTCAACCTCCTTGAACTCACCGGGAGAGATAGGATCGTTATCACCGACCATTCTCAACCCTTTAGCCTTGAAACCACCCGGTAAATTGGCGAACTGACCAGCGTCTATGAGAGACCTCATGGCAGCAGTCGCACTCATGGTGAGATTACCTAAGAAGTGTATCAAGCCTAATCCGTAGAAACCAAACCCCGGCACGAAACGGTAGTGTACGAAGTGACTACGCTTTTCTTTGTTCGGGTCTTTCTGTTCATAGTTCCTACGAATACTTAACACTTGCCTTGATTGTTCTACTACTGTAACAATATAAGGAAGTGATTCATCTAAACCTTCTATGTCTAGATAGCAATGCTGCTCTAGTAGAAGATACTGTGGATCGTTATCAGAAGAAGGAGACATACCAATAATGTTGTCTAACTTCTGTGTGAATCCTGTAACATTAATTTCATCTGGTTCTGGCAAGTCTACGTCATCATAGACACCAGACCTAATATCTTTCTCCATGTCAACTGGACTACGATAGATTAAGTGTGTATACCTGTCAGCATTCCGTAGGTCAGTTGCATAGTAAGATACATAGAACTGATCAATAGGAATAAACTCAGAGACAGGACGTTGTAGAGTAGCACTATAGTAAACCTTCTTGAAGGCAGAACCTATCAAGGGGAGATGGAACAACATTCTTTCGAACTCATCAAAGTATTCTGGCATCTGCTCAGTTACTTGGAAGTTCATAAAGTTCTGTACTCTGTTAGCTTGCATCTCTTTCTCAGGTGTAGCCTTACCCATGATGTTAGCTTTGACAGGGCCACTAGCAGGAAATAGTTCTGCCGAAGCTTTAGATTGAAACTTAACTGCCGACTCTATGAGCAATGGGTGTACGGCTGTACATGCACCATCAAAGGGATCTGTTCCTGGCTCTAGCTTAAGACCTAGTAGATCAAAGCCACGTTCAAACATAGACTCCCATTCTGCTCTGGAATCCTTGTCAGCTTGAAAACTATTTATAACATTATTAGCTATATCATCTAATTCTTCTTGTTCTATAGTATCAGTTAAATTTCCATACCATTCTTCAATAGCTTCTGAAGGAGACATTCTTGCAGTCTCTTCTTCAGAGAAGTCTACGATTACTCCTCCATCTGTAGGATCAACTTCAAAGGTAGCATTCATTTCTTCTTCTGCTACCATAGGAACTACATTACCTACTTCTTTTGGTATCATATCGTATGGGTTTTTCTCAGTTGCCATGTTCTATCCTATGTAAAATCTTTTTCAGTAATAGATATATCTGTTATTGCTAAGTCTTTCTTAGAAGTACTTAGATCTTTTCTTGTTAAATTCATATATGATTTTAATTTATCAATATTACTAGCTTTTATTTGTGGTGAATTATTATCTTTAGGAGTACTTTCTTTTTCTTCTTCAGTTACTGTTTCAGTAATCTTTTGTTCTATTGGTCTGCGCCTTCTTTCAGGTTCAATATTTTTTCCATAATCAACTTCTGCATTCATTAAGAATGCTTCAGGAGTTAATGTTCCTGTAGTATCTAATGCAAATCTAACGCCTTCTTTACTTATGACAGTTCCCATAGGAGTAGCTCCTGTAACAAACTCAAGTATACTTGCGATTGGACTCAGAGGATTTAAAGCACTATTGGCAATTCCAAAAGCAGTTTGTGTCATATTTTTCTGTATAGGTTCAAAAGTAGCTCCTTCTCTGCTAAGCATGTCTTGAAATTCTTGTTTACTTTCTTCAGTCTCAAGACCTTTATTACCTTTAAAGTATGTCATAACTTTATCCTTAATACTATTAAATATAGAAGGTTCTATTCCTTGAGCTTGATCTCTTAATAAGTCTTCTTCTTCTTTATTTTTCTTATCTCTTTTAAAAATTTCTTGTATACCTAAGTTATCGCTTACTCCCCTAGCAAAATTATCTAATGTTCCAGCAGGACCACCACCAGTATAACCATCATAAAATCCTTTCTCCATAGCAGCAATACCACCGGGAGTAGCCATCATTGATGCTAAGTAATTCTCAGCTTTACTTATAGTCATGCCCGTCTTAGCCATTATATCATTAAGATATGTATATTCAACTTCAGTATATCCGTCATCTGGTTTGTCACCATCAAGCCTACCCTTTATTTGTGAAAAAGTTTGTCCTGGTCTTCCAAATACTCCAGCATTAGGATCAGTTGGAAAGCCTGAAGTATTAAAGTTAGCATCACCTCCTTGGGGAGCAGCAGGAGCAGGAGCAGGTGAGCCACCGGGTAGTCCACCATCACCACCTACACCACCTAATCCATCATCTGTTGGATCAGCCATAGCTGCATCTATATCTGCTTGATTATAAGAATCCATAAAATCAAAATCACCACCATTTGCTCTATAGATCGTAGGAAGACCACCAGCTTTATTTGAACTTACTGGAAATCTATCAGGTATAAAAGCACTAGGATCATTAGGATTAGCAAAAGCAGTATTAGCATTAGGATTAGCAAAAGCACTACGGCTATTCATGTAGGCATCATCAAGACCACCACCGTACTGACGTGATTGAAATCCCATCATGTTATGTAATTTCTGTTTGCTATCTCTTTTATTCATATATAAATTATCAAGCCCTTGCGAGATTTGACCTCCCCCTTTAAAATCTATGTCTTCATCGTAGTAACCAGGATCTTCTGAAGGGTAATCACCCCATGTAGGATCTGCTGTACCAGTATTTTGTGATGATGGTCCTTGACCATCTGAATAAAGATATTCTCCTGTTCTAGGATCAAAATTCCATCCCCCACCTTCATAAGGAGGAGGAGCATTAAAATTTATTTCTGGTGTTTTAGCCCCTTCTGAATTACTTGATATAGTTTCTAGTAACCATTTTATACTTTCAGGATTTTTTTGTTCTCCCCGATCTTTAAGCATCGTTAATGCTTCTTGAATCATGGGTAGACCTTTTCCAAGATGCCAATTATAGTTATCTGTTATTCTTCGTTGTCCTGCTAAATTAGGCGGACCATAATAATATTTTCCTAATGTATTTGCAATATTATAAGTAGGAGGTGCTTTTAAAAAATCTGCTATAGGACTTAAACCAGGAATCCGTTCATTCTCCAACTCCTGTCTTACCTCTTTTCTATTTTTTATATTCTCTGATAACTCATCTTTTTCCTGTTGTGTAAAATCTTTTAATTCTTTTCCACTTGGATTTAAAGGAGCAAACTGAGGTAATATAAGTGAGTCAGTGTCATGTTCCGTATAGTTTAATAATTGTGCTGAGTTGCCTTTATTAAGTATTTGACCTAGTGTAGCATCTACTTTTGTATTTCCTTTTTCGTATTCCTCATTAGGTCTGGAACTGTCTTGTCCTAGACGAGCATCTATTTTCCCTTCGTCTATAAGACTCTGCTGTTTCTCTGCTAGTTCAGCTACAACACTTAAATCTTCTTTACTAAAATATTTAGATACATTTTGATCTGTAATGTTTTCTTTTCCTACGAAAGAATTAGCTAACATTTTAGCAGTAGAAGGAAGACTTCTATATACATCTATTACGGCTGTCCCAAAAGGCATATAATTATATTTATCTATTTGTTTTGATTCAGCCATAGTTTCCCCATTAATTCTTTGACGTTATTATACCACAGTTTTTTTATATTGGCAAATCAAAACGTCCAGTAGGTCTTACTAGCTTGCTTTGGCTCGTCTTCCCACTCAGGATCATCGGGGTGTTCTAGATGCCATGACTCTTTCATGTAGTGTATAGCCATTGTCATAGCATCTACCTGATCATCATGGGCCGCATTTGGAAATCGTATTAATTCTTCTATGAGATCCTCTGACCACTTCTTGTTGGTGGGTATCCATACTCTACCTGCTTCCATGATAGGAGATGCTGCGTAAACTCTGGATACCTTATCTCTATCTGGTGTGTATTCCATCACTGGTAGTCCTGCTCTTCGCATATCTTGTATCAATGACTGTCCACTAGCCTTCTTCTCTACCATACATACATCAGGTTTGTTCTCAGCGTACAGTTTCTGTGCAAGTTTGCGTAGTTCTGGGTACTCGAAGCGGCCTTTGACGTTACCTAGCAGGATTAGGTGGGCAACATAGTTCTCATATCCGTTATCATCTTGATCATACAGGTAAAAGATGCCCCATGTCTGGATGACACTGAAGTCAGCCGTAGTTCTGGTGGAAAAAGCAGTATCATAGGTCTGTATTACGAACTCACAGCTAGGTGGGTCTTCTTCTTCCCACTGTTGTATCCATTTCTTCTTGATTAGACCACCTTCTTCTGGTGTAGGGTCTTGCATGTAGAGCGAGTTCCAGTATCTGCTACCATTACTAGCTTTAATCTCGTGTTCATCTATACGTAAGACACTATCTGGCTTCCATTCAGGGAAGTAGCTACCACCTACGGGTAGTTCTAGTAGTTCTGCTGCTTCTTCGTCCAGCCATGCAGGTATCTTAACTACATCCCACGGTATAATA